GACCTCTTCGGTAAGTTCCTATTCACCTGCGCCTACCAGCAGGATATGGCTACTGGCTTACTAGTAAGGAAGCAGCCCAACGAACTGTCTATCGTATATCAAACTACTGTAGATGACGGTGCTAGGGCAGATGACTGGTATTCAGGCGGATGGGTCTGCGGTAAGGACACCACTCCATCTGATGAGCGGATGTTCCAGAGAAGGATAGTAGGACACGACTACCACGCTACTGGTTCTGCTGCGGAGCAGATATGGAATGTCTCTAACAAGGCTTTTACAGAGGTAGACCTCAGCGCTTACACCTACGTAAGTGTGCTGGAGCTTGACCAGCCAGTAATCAATGCTAAGACCAGTATGGCTACTACCCTTATGCAGAACGAGTGGAAGCACGGTGTCTGGATGAACGATACTGGCTATCAGCACTACAGGAACTGCCTCGGTGCCTGTATGCACAATGACCCGACTGCTACTCGCCACGTATGGTTTCAGACTTGGGGACCTATGTTCTGCCCCCACGTTCACGCTGCTAATGTGGGTGCTGCTACTAATGAGAGAGTTGTTATGCTGATGTCTGACGGCTCTGTTCAGGTCAGGGAAAGCACCTACGACTATATGGACTCGCACTACCCTGTCATAGGTCATATCCTCGCTGATACCAAGTTTGAGCTTGCGACGCTTACTGACGAGGGTCTGCCAATGATTTATGTGCAGTGGAGGAAGTAAAGGAAGAGAGAGAAAATGGAGAGGGCAGTTGCTAGCTGCCCTCTCTGGGGAGTTTTGAGATGCCTAGTGTTATATCTACTGTAGGTCCTATAATTGCATCGCTGACTCCGCCTGAAGAAGCATCCTACTATGTAGGTTGGCTGAACTTGAATAATGGAAGGCTATACACGAAGTCTGGAGATGATTGGGTCAGGGCTGGTGAAGGATTAACTGGCAGCCGAGTAATTGATGGTGGAACTAAACGGCTTACCTTCACTGATGGGATACTAACAGACTATGAGGAGATATAATGCCGCTATACGACTACAGATGCAGTAGCTGCGGAAAAAGGTTTGAGGAGCTGCATAGCATTGGAGATAGGCATAAGGCTGCCTGTCCTATATGCGGGGAACCTGCTCACCTTCAGGTATCTGCTTGGGGTAGAGTAATCTTCGCATCTTACGATACTGTAGTCAACTCAGACGGAGTAGTAATATCTAGGAAGCAGACGACTGAACAGACTCCAATGCTACCTGAGAAAGTTCACGGAGGAAGGTTCTAATGCCAAATCCGAAAATGGATGCCTTAAACGAGAATTCACCTGACTCTCAGATACGGGAAGCTATCTCTGCTGAGATAGAACTCTGTATGAAAGAGCCTGGCGCTGACCAGAAAGCCTGTGCTGGTAAAGCCTTTGGAATGGCGAGAGAGAAAACAGGTAAGGAACTAAATTACGGCAGATGAAGGAGACGTAAATGATACCTGGAAAATGGGTAACAGTAACTCTTGACTATGACCGCTCTTCTGATGGATTTACTGACGAGGATGTTGACCGCTTTACTGAACTAGCTGACCTGGGCGGTGCGTTTGAGTTTATGACTGTACTCATACCAGCTCTAGACGCTAGTGGTGCGGTCTCAGTTCGTATCCAGATGGACGATATTGTCACCACTAATCCTGTCCCCGTTCACGACTTCCTTGACACTGATGCTGATGGCACCGTTCTTCAGGCTACTACTTCTGGTGCTGGGAGTATCGCAGTTATCTTCAGGATAGGCGGAGCGCAATTCTTCAGACTGTATGTAGGTGCTGACCAGACTGCGAATAGGGTATTCTATTGCAGAGGCTTTAATAGAGGATGAGACGTGGCAAGGTCGGTTTCGGAAACTTTCTTGGCAGCCCAGAATGCTGCCACTAATACTCCTTACTGTAAGCTAGTCTTTACCAGTAAGGATGGCGGAACTACTGTTGACCTCAGTACTGACTCTTCCGCTTACGGCAACCGCATTCTTCTAATAGACCATACCGAAGAACCTTATGACGACTACGCTACTGTCATTCTCCGTAACGCAGACCGAGCTATTCCTAATATAAAAGGTTATTGGACAGAAATCGGCTACGGCTATGTAACTAGCGCTGGCAACGAGTACTTGGGAGATGGCACTAACGAAGGTGCTCCTCCTCGCCTCTGGGTAAAGCATCAGCAGACTATCTCAGCTGGCGGTAAGTTGTGGGAGGTGCTAGAACTAGAAGGTATGTGGGCAAAGCTGAGAGAGACGCTAATCCGTCTAGGCGACCCTCCACTCTATACTCAATCCTACACTACTGATACTGTCTATGACATAATTGGTTACATAATAGCTGAGTGCGAAGGGTCAGGAGTAGCTATGTCTCTAAACGCTCTGGTTGAAGATGATGGTATTATAGACTCTCTCCAGCCTCAATTTGATATAAACGCTCAGCCATTTGAGTATGCTGCGTCACTTATCTATAGGCTACTCAATATGACTGCCAGCTACCTGAAACCCCTTGATGACTTAGAGTGGGAGATTAAATATCCTCAGACAACTGACGCAGTTGACTTGACCTACTATTCATACCAAGCTCCTTACTTCTATGAGTTTATGGAGCGGGTCAATGTATTAGTACCCAATCACTTTCTTGTCTATGGTAACGAAGGTGCTGATGGACTATGGACTAACTTATTGACTAGTGCAAGTCCCAACGGGGTTGACCAAGGTGAGATAGACGCTTATGATGAGATTTACCGTATAGTTCAAGCGGGCTCTCTGACAACCCAAGCGTCAGTGAACGCTAGGGCTGCGTCGCTACTAGCTAGAGCTAAGTTTGAGCAGATGGCTGGTAGAATGTTTGCCCCTCACGATGCTAGGCTAGAACTGTATGATAGGATAAGAACTGAAGATACAAGAGGCTCTTAATGATAGGAAGCGGAACGGCAGAAGACCCATATATCATTTCTAACAAGGCAGACCTTCAGGCTATGGAGAATGACCTCTCGGCTTACTATGAGCTGGGGGCAAACATAGATGCGTCTGGCACGGGGGTAGGCTTCACACCCATCTCTAATTTTACAGGGCAACTTGATGGCAAGGGCTATTCCATTATTGGCTTCTTCATAGATAGGACTGGAGTGGAGAAGCAGGCTCTGTTTGGGCAGATAAGCGGTAGTGCAGTTCTAAATGACATCACGATGAAAGGCGTGGATGTTACCTCTGACAAAAGTTATACCGCAGCACTGGTTGGTTATATCTCTGGGACAAGTTGCATAATTACAAGTTGCAGCTCCAGTGGAACTGTTACTTGCACGGGCACTTCTGGCACTTACACTGGTGGTCTTATAGGCTATATGGAGGGGGGAACTATCAGCAGTTGTCATTCAACCTGCACGGTGGCAGCTGCCGAGAGTTATGCTAGTGGTCTTGTAGCTAACGCAGAGACTGGAGATTTTGATGACTGTTATGCTACTGGAGATGTTACTATTACAGGTGCTACAAAGAGCTTTGGTGGCGGTTTTATAGGCAAGATTGACGGGGGGACTATTGATAATTGTTACGCCATTGGTGCTGTAACTGTTGGGAATGACTACGCTGGTGGCTTCATTGGCTATATGAACGGAGTTGTTATCAACAAATGCTATGCTACTGGAGATGTTACAGGTGGGGATGATTATGTCGGTGGCTTCATTGGGAAAGGAGCAGACACCTCCGCCACTAACTGCTATGCTAGGGGAGCAGTTTCTGGCGATGCATATGTTGGTGGCTTCGTAGGGCATAATACATTTAATGACTTAGCCAACTGTTATTCTACAGGAGAAGTAACAGGTAATACTGATGTTGGTGGTTTTGCTGGTAATGCTGTGTCTGAGGACACATACATAACCAACTGTTTCTGGGATACTGAGACTTCAGGCACAGAGACAAGTTATGGTGGAACTGGTAAGACTACGGTTCTGATGAAGACAAAAGCTACATTTACAGATGCTGGTTGGGACTTTACC